GGTAGGCTTGGTTCAATTGATCCCGGATTGTCATCTGGGGAGGTTTGCGCTGCATCTGCCGCAACTGTGAAGCCTGAGCCATCATGGTCTCAAGGTCAGGAGAAATGCCATCGAGCAAAAGCTGCTCTGTATAAGCAACGGCCTGATCCGGCGGCATACCGCTAGATTGTTTCTGCTGAACTGATGCTTCGGCGGCGCGGCCAAGGGTGCTAATCGGTCCCATCATGATCAACTACCTCCGAATCCGCCCATCAATCCGCCGAGTCCCGCAAGACCCAGACCGCCGACGATGCCACCCAAACTTGGGGGAGCTTGATAGCGTTGCTGAATCGCAGCAGACGACGGCGTACCCCGGAGGATATCCGAGAAGAAGCCCAACTGCTGGAACGGCAACTGCTGCTCGTTGAGGAACTGCTGGTAACGGCTGGCAAGATCCTGCTGGCCCAACGCCTGAATCTGAGATCCAGCGCCAAGCTGAGCCTGATTGATACCCATCTGCTGGCCGTACTGCTGCTGACCAAGACCGCCCAGAGTTCTAGCGGCATCCAATTGCTGCTGAAGCCCTGAGAGACCGAGTCCTGCACCAAACTGACGAGACTGCTCGCGTAACTGAGAACCGGCTAAACCATACTGTGCCCGCATTGCAGCATCTTGAGCGGCTTGAGCCTGAGCCTGTTGGAAGGCGTTTTGAAGTCCGGTAGCTTGAATTCCGCCAAGCTGCTGCTGAAGATTACGTTGTCCTTCTGACCGCAAAAGAGCCTCACGAGTACCGCCCTTAGCCCCCGCACGAGCCGCTGCTGCAGCCATGCCCGGAAGCTGCCGACCGTAGTCCTGAATTGCCTGACTCTTTTGCTGCTCAACTACGCCCTGCATATAGGGCGACATGTAGGATTGAATGCCGCCGGGCTGTTGAAGCGGAGAAGAATAAAACTGCGTGTCCGCCATCGGACTGTATTCCCCAGCCTTTTCAGCACGAAGTCCAGCCAAACCGGCCAGCCCCGTAGCCTGACCAATCTGAGAGGCAGTTCGCATCCCCGCCACATCACGAAAAGCCTGTTCTTGGAGAGGATTGAACTCCTCCACCATTTGGCCCTGATAGGGCTGGAATCCCCGGCGGGAAAGCTTTTCACTCTCGCCAAGCAAACGCTCAGCGTAGCCTTTAGCCCAGTCCGGGATGTTAGAAGTAATTTGTGTCGTTTCGGTCGGGGTAGCCATTTTTAACTCCTATTAGGCGGGCATGTACTTCCGGGCTTCTACTTCCGGAGCCTGCCTCTCACGACCGGTACGCGCTTTGCGAATCCGATCCATCATTGCATAAAGTTGTTTTGCGCCCGCATCGGTCGAGCCGTTACCAAGGTGGGACACCACATCTGCCGGAATCACGAATTCGCCGTCTGCAAGTCTAGCTTCTTGGTGCCCGCTAATGTTGGCCTTGATGTCATCAGACATACCGTCGCCTTGACCGTTGACGAGCTTACCGCCAACTGCGTACTGCTGCAGGGAGCCAAGACCGCCTTGAGCGTAGCCCGGGACGTAGCCGCCAGCAGCAAAGTCAACAGCTTCCGGTATTGTTACTGAGTAGTCCGGTTCATACCCTTCTTCGGACTCCACTGGGTTCTTCAAATCGCGCAGTGTATAACTACGTCCCGAGTTCCACGGAATAGCCGAACCGCCCCCAGCAGGTGCAGAAGTTGTCGGCGGAGGCTGAACCGGCTGATCAGGCACTTCCGTAATGGTGTAGGTAGCTTCTTTCTCTTTTTCCTTCGGTGGCTCTTTCTTGAAGAAATACTTGTACGCTTCATAAAGAAGTGCGGTTTTAGGATCAAGTTTTGCTAGTTGCTCAATCCAATTTGTACCAGCTTCTGATGCTTTACTAGCCGCTTCTTCATCGCCTTCTTTCTCAGCTTTCTGCTGCGCTTCAAAGTTCTTCAGGATCTCGTCAACAATAGACTTGCTCGCATCAGCCACTTCCTGAGTGGTCTGCGGATTGATGAAACCCAAATCGATAAAGTCATAACCAACCGGATCTTCTCTAACAGAAACAAATCCCCTAGTAGACGGCAGGGACGATCCAATTGGAGGAGCTACGCTAGCCGGGGCACCCGAGTAGTCAGAAGCAAGAGATTCCTTGTCAAACACCTCAATTGACGTTTCAGTATCTTGATCCGGGGGCGGTTTCTTCTTCGGTAGCCCAGTGCCCGGCACGACGCTGGCCGGAGCACCTGCATAATCAGGAGCAATCGTTTCCGGATCAAACACTTCAATAGAAGTTTCGGTTTCTGGTTCCGTTTCTTCCACTTTAGTGTCGGTTTCAGTGCCCGGAACAAAAAATTCTGGTGGTGTACCAAACAGGTCACCTAGATCCCCCGGAGTTGCTCCCGGAGCCACTGAACTAGGTGGCGTTAAATCTTCCCTCGGCTTAGGAGGAGCCGGAGGAACCGGTGGCTGTATGAAATCAATCGGAGTACCGGTCACACCAGTAGCAAACGGATCATTGCCCGGAGGAGTTACAGTTCCACCAGATCCGGGGCCGCCGCCACCGCCAGTATCTCCACCAGTATCCGTACCCGTTCCCGGACCATAAGGCTGATACGGTTTCTTTAGTCGCGCTCGCAATGCATCCAAGTACGCCTGCAGGGCGGAAGTATCCCGAGGCGCGGTGTTAGGGGGGACTAGCAGGCTTTCGTAGTACTTCCCAAGCCCGGCTCGGTCCTGCGTGAAAGAGGGCTGATAGGTAGTAACGGTTTGGGGGAGCACAGCGCCCGGAGACACCATAACCTCGCCACCGTCAGCAAATCTCTCTTCCCCAAAGATCATGCCGCCACCGGCATACCCCGGATACTTGTCCGTGAAGTAACCCGGTTTAAACAGCCACTCACCGTAGCCCTTGCCGTAGTTCGGGTTGTAATCGCCCGGGATGTAGTAGCGAGGCTTCGACATCTGCCCGCCCTTCATATCTTCTTCGTCAACGGTCGGAGTCAGAGCCGCTTGGATGCCAAGCGAGGTAGCGTACTTAGACGCCATCTTGCCGAACGGACTCGTGTAACCGCCCTCCAATCCGGTCGTAAACGCCTTGCGGCCCTGCTCAGTGGCTAGGCCCTTGATACCCTCGAAGATCCCCGACTTGCTCGGCTGGGGTGTGACTGGAGATACGGCAGGAAGCGGAGTGGTAGTCTGCGGTAGCCTGACGCCAAAAGTCTGTTTATCGAGATCGGGCTTGTCCAGATCGTAGCCCATCAACTCGTCTTCTTTCAGACCCAACTGCTGTGACAAAGTCTTGGGAGGAGCCATCCGCACTGCAGCAGCCCGACGTAAACCTTCGCTGATGTTCGATCCGCTATAGGCGCTGAACCCGGCATTTAAACCTTTCTTAAAACTGCCCTCGATAAGGCCCGTCGCGCCACCGACAATCGCACTTGTAGCAGTCGAGCCAAGGCCCGGGAACACCCGATTAAGGGTAAATCCTGCGATGGCAGGAAGGATGGACTTCAAGAACCCGGCTTCCGGCAGACCCGTGTGGGGATTAAGCGTAAGAGAGCCGCCCGCAGCTTGGGCAATTGACTGCAAACCCCGAACTTCCCCGGGGGTCATGTGAACAAGAACTTTATCTTCCCCCCGCCCCTGAGAAGCGAGAAGGCCAGCTAGCCCGGCCATGTTAGGGTTTCGATTCATACTTCCCTCGCGGGGTCAAGTTGTCTGAATAATATCATGTAGCAGCCTGATAAATAGCCGAGCCGTAGTTCGACACCCAAACCACGCTTAAGATGATGGACGGGATGGCTGGCCTGTTGTTAGTAGCTGCCACGTACGGAATGATGACAGCCGTATCAGCCGCTTCCCAAGCCAACTCAAAGTAGTCGTTGGCCTCCATCACAAGCACAAAGTTCCAAGCCGCCACGATCTCGCTGTTAGGACCGTCAATAACGATCTTGGTGTTTGAGTCCGGTACGTTGACTCCGTTAATCCGGGGCCAAATATAGACCGCACTAGCCGAACCGCCTGACTTGTCTAGCTGAGCGGAGAACTGAAAGTTGTATACACCAGTATTAGCGACGTAAATTTTGGAAGTCGGGGTACCACGAGTAACTTCGTAGTCCGAAACGACTGAGTTATACGTAAAAAGATTGATAGCGTTGGATACCGGGTTCGTCTGCGTCGTGGTATCGAAATACGAAGCGTGTGGAGTAGGCGCGTTGATCCGGTTTGAGACTTGGTTAAAGTACAGACGCAGGACGTTATTGAACTGCTCCATACCACGCTGATCGTATTGCCGAAGCGCAACTGGCAAATTTGGCGGAACTACACCACGTGGAGTTGTCATTACCGACGACCATCCGGCCTGATATCAAGACGCAGCGCACCTACCTGCCACGACACGCCAAGCCCAGAAGACCCGACACGTACAGCCATCTGCCTACCGCGAACCCGAGTAAACAACTGCTCGGTATAGATCTCGTACGGCAGCACTGCCGTCGCATTAACTTGTTCTATATCAGGAGTGCCGTACGCGGAGCCGGGATAGTTACGCGGATAGATCGAGATAGTAACTGATGGCGAAGAGGTCGTAGACCCCAAGAACTTGATATCCGGGATGATGCGGGAGACGAAGCCGAAGTTGTGTCCGTCACCGATGTCAAAGTCAGACGACTCAATAAAGCAAGTAATTGGCTGCGCCACACCCGTCGAGACATCATCCCAATTCACTTCGTGATACAGGACTTGGTTTGGTGCCGTCATCGAAACGGTAGTACCCGTTGTGTGAGAAGTAGCAGTCGAAGGCACCCCAGCAGGGCTATTCGCACCTCGCACACATCCAGTCAAAGTGTCGCCACTAACCCCCGTATAAGTAATGTACTCACTATCAATCTGAACCGTACCTGATCGTGGGTAAGCAGAAGCTTCAAGCAGAGCGATAGAAGTGACAGATGAATTGATGTTCGTCGCAAGGTAAGAAGTCTGGATGCTGAACGACAACATCGGATAGTCGCGGATACTCTGCGGCGAGAACGCAGACCGGTTCAAGCTGCCATACGACCAGACATTATCAAGGTAGTTGTAGATCACTACCGTGTCATTCACTGTGCTACCTGTGCTTGGGTAGAACCACCAGACTTCACTGAACGCTTCGTTGTTGCCACACATAACCTGTGCGATCTGGTCTTTGTTCAACGTACTGAAGATGTGTTGGCGAATCGTGCAGGGCAACGTATTTACACGACCGTCGTACACGAAGAACTTATCCAAGCCCATCCAGTACACAGCGTTGTTGACGTTGATCACCGCATTCTGAGAGGCAATAGAAACGTCTTGATCAAGCAGGGTGAACCCAAACACAAACGGAGGTCCGAGGTACTGCATCGAGTACACAGCCGTGTCTGTCCAAATGATAATTTCCTGACGAGCAGTTGTCGCCGTTACGATCTTGGAGCCATTAGCAATACGTTGCTCACCTGACTGGTTAGTAACTTCAGGCACCCACTCGTACGGGTTATCAGCATCAGACCAACGCACCAACAACGGATCAAACGGTGTACTGAAGTTAGTCGGGTCGTAAGGATTAGATCCAAAGCAAACCGTAAAGTCGTCAACCGGAGAGTCAATAATTAACGCGGTTTCATCAGGCACATGTCGTCCGGCATAGCTAAATGTCAAAGCTGAGACTGTAGCGGAAGCTGTCGTAGCGGTTGAAATAGTGACCGAAGTACTGCCATCCCATGCCGCAGTGACATACGTGCCTGAGACGATACCGCTGCCTGAGATGACTGAGCCGGTGTTGATACCCGTAGCATCAGCTACGACAAGCGTGACAGACCCTGAAGCATAGGCTGCCGTCGTCGTTGTTTTAGGCAGTGAATTGGCCTTTTCTTCAAGCGTGATAGCCCGTGCCCACGTAGTAGTGTCATTAGTCCAGTAGTAAATCGGGCCGTTGTTCTCAGCAAAGATCAGGTCGTTGCCATAGTTAAACTGTGACCACAAACGCAGCGGAACACCCTGTGGAGTTGAAGAACCCCAGCCACCCGATCCCCACGGAGGACCACCCCAACCGACGTTGGACGTATAGACAGCGGTACCAGCATCAATGTCGATACTGGCAATAACTAATGAGCCACCGCCCGTCGCAGATGAACTAGCAGCAGTTGGGGTTACGATGACAAGTGAGTTATCGCCCGGAACTTCTACGATCTCAAACTGCCCGTTTAAAGTCAGGCTGCCTACCGAAGTCGCACCTGAAAAAGTAACGTAAGTACCTACTGATGAGCCGTGCGCTGAGGCTAAAACGGTGACAAAGTTACTGCCCGATACAGTCGTAAACGGGTTTTGAGACAGGTTTAGGGAACTGCCAAGCGGAGTAATGTCGTAATACTCACCACCCAGTTCGACATAAAACTTCTGATTCGTGCCGACGCCCAGCAAATTTAAACCATCAATCGTTACCCAGTTCCACAATGACCGAGCAACGCCTTTAAACGTAGACAGAATCGTGGAAGAGTTTATCCAGCCACCGATCCTTTGGGCGTAGCCACCACGGAAACGCACCTTGTCTACGACGAAGTAACCGCCCTCACCTGCGTAATTGGTAGTTTCACGGTTGACGCCGGGGCGGAATTCGACCTTCTGAAGTGGCATTACATAACCCCCGACAAGTACAGCGCACGTTCGTCCATACGCCGTTTAATCAGTCCCGGCAGTACTTTACCACCTGCCTTAGTCCATTTCATAAACTCGTCAGCCGCTTCTTCCAGTTCACCCCGATTGGTCTTCATCCGAAGGGAAGAACGCTGGAGATTGCCGAGGCCCACGTTGAAGGCAAAACTGACGAGAGAATCGAAGATTCCCTGATTGCCAACAGCAGCAGGGCAAAGTCGAACCACACCACGCTCAAACCGACGAAGGTCTTCAGCAAGTATCCGGTCCACCTCGTCCATCGTGAGAGTGCGATCCCACCCTGCGGGTATCGGTAGATTCTTGCGCTCCTCATACTTCACCGTAGCGTGAGTAGGGTCAATCACATGGCCGACACCGACAGTCCACAAAAGGGCAGGGCAGCGGTAAGGCTTGGTCCGTACCCCCTCGTGGTGCTTAATCATGTCGATGGCGGCCTTGGAGACTTTCACTTCTTACCGAACGCCTGCGTGCCAAACCAGAAAGCGATGATCGAAGACAGAATCAACATCTCGTCATCCGAGAACACTTCAGCCATCGCAGCGGCAAACGGCACACCCGTGTTGTAGGCGTACCAAACACCAGCAATGTTGATGGCAACAAGTTCCAGCACGAAGATATAGGTCACAACCGGACGGACGCTGGCGCGGAGATTGATCATCCACTGCGAGGCACCCTTGCCGATTTCCATGTCGTGCTGGTACAGGGCTTGGCGCTCTTCGCCTGCCGTCTGAGTTTGGATCTGCTCTAGTTTAATTTCCTCAACCCGTGCCTGAGCAATAAAGCCACGCTCAGCCAAAGCCAACTCACGCTCCTTCTGGGCAGCAACCAAGGCCAACTCGTGCTTCTTGTCCTGACGGTCTTGGAAGATTTGCAGGATCTTGGGTAATCCACCCGCGAGGAAGGACAGGAACGTGCTAACCATCGTCATCATGATCAATACTCCTTGCCAAGAACATTTTTGGCAAACTGATAGTCTGCCGCGTACTTTTCGCGAACGAAAGCTTCTATCTCAGGCGTCACCTCTCGTCTATTCACGGCAACAGTCATATTTACTTTTAACGGAGCCGAATCAGGTTTACCCAATAATCCACCAAATTTTTGCATTTCCGCTTTGTAATTTGCGTAATCAAGCGTCGTTATGCTTGGATAATCAAGCCAGTCAATCTGTGGTCTGAAGAGCGTATGTGGAAAATAATTAGGGTCAAACAACTTGTCGAAGTCTTTATCTTCTACGTTCTCAAGTATGTTCCTAATCCCACTCATAAAACGATCAAGCGGATTACGGAAAAACCCGTACGTCTTATATGTAGTTAAGTTTGGATACTTAGCAAAGGCTACATCCGGTGTCAGGTGGACACGCGCAATGATATGGTCATTATCGTTAGTAGGTACGTGCTTCATGCCGAGATCGACAAGAAATGCCCTAGCAGCGGTACTTCCGGTTTTAGGATTAAGCACCATCGCAATCTGTTTTTCTTTGTGAAACAGCATTACGGTAATTCTTCTTCGGTTAGTGATTTCTTAACTGCATAGCTAAGATTTGAAAAAAGAACCGGCAAATTGGTTGCCTCGTCTTTAACTTCCCATAAACAGGTATTAGGGTTAATTACCAAAGAAGCTGGATAGGGCGGTTTAGGAGGTACAAACGCGTCGTACTCAGAAGAATATGTGCCGCCAATTGCAGCGTAGTTTTTTCTAAAATTGGCGTTATAGCTTGTCTGCACCCAACGAGTATCAGGGCCAAACAAAGACTGACAGAAAGCTATACCCTTCGCTTCAGACTCTTTACCGTCTAAATCAATGAGTTCGTTGTTAGATACAGTAATGACCTGAAGAACAACGTTATTTGTGTCTATTTGTGCAAAGTGAGCCATAGTTATGAGTTCCAAACTATCGAGCCTGAACCAGTAAACGTATAAATCTTGTACCCGCCAGTATTAACAAACGTTGGCGAACCTGTCGTAGTAGCAGTTGTGTAGGTATTAGAGTGTCGAACGATTACAACACCGGAACCGCCAGAGTTACCTGAGAAAGCGACCCATTCGTTATATCCACCCAAACAACCATTACCACCGCCGCCACCGCCGCCAGTATTAGCGCCACCAGCCTGTGCGTTGTTAAGACAGTAAAAACCTGCATGTCCGCCGCCACACCGCCCATCTCTTGGAGCAGTGTCACTATTACCGCCACCGCCGCCACCGGCTCTACATACAGAAGATCCGGTAATAGTTGAAATGGTGCCGGAAGCACCCAAACCCTGCTGAAAAATACCAGAAATAACAATTGACTGTGCCGCAGCATCGGCACCGCCACCGCCACTAGTATATGAATACCGAGCAGGATTATTTACTTTACCGTTAATACCTCCGTAGCCTTGTCCGGAAGTTCCTGCACCGCCAGCACCTTGAGCATTGGTAACGTTACTTTCCCAGTTACCGTCAAGAACGTTATTAAAATACGCCGCGCCACCGCCACCGCCTGATCCACCGGAACCGCCAGCATTAGCATAGTCGCCGTAATACCAATAACCACTACCGCCGTATCCACCGCCTATAGCAGTCACGCCAAATGCAGATGAGTTACCACCCTGTGCACCGTTAGAACCTGCGCTATTACCGTAAGCGCCACCACCACCGCCAGCACCGACTGTGATGGTATAAGTAGTTGATTGACTAATTGATGCAGAACCGCTGAGGTAGCCACCGCCACCGCCGCCAGCACCGCCACCGCCATAAACTTGCCAAACAGCGTATGGGGCGTAGGGCTGATAACCGACCAAAGTCCATGCACCTGCGCCACCGCCGCCACCGGCGATAACCAAGTATTCAACTTGCGGAGGACCGTTATAGGCAGACTTGCCCCACAAGTCACTCATTGAAATCGCACCGGAAGCCTTACCAGCAAGTGTGCGTACGTTCGCTTGGTTCAACGAAATCTGAGTAGTAGCGGCTAAGCTAAGCTCAACGTTTACTTGTGAAAGCGATATAGAACCTGTAGGAAGTGGCATGGCTTACTTCTTTGAAATTACTCAATGACAGGTTCAGGCCGAGAAAACACTCAGATCTTCTCGTTAGGCTGTACCGGAGCAGTCAGGATCTCAGTCTCGCGCTGCGAAGTCAAAAGTCCCTTTGACACCATCATGTCCAAACCAGACTTGGTACGAGAATCGTTGAGATTGACTTGACTGACGATGTTGAACGTCTCAACCCACGCCGCTACGGAAACGTCGGTTTTAGCAGCAGTCAAAATGCCAACATACTCTTCATCGGTCATGCGATAGCGAAACGCCAACCGAGTGATGATTGGTTCTGCCGCAAGTGGAGGACTAAATGTACCGCCGCTATAAAGCCAGCCGGGGCCGACAGAATCAGGACATTCAACCCATGTTCCAAATACTTGAGGTTGGGCGGCTTGTATAACCACCGTATCAACCACGCCATTTTTAATTAAAGCCCAGCGTTTCATGCTTGTATAAACTCCTCAATAACGATGTAACCGCCAGACCCGGCACCGCCAGAACCAGAAACGCATCCGACTCCTTGTGCACCACCTGAACCGCCGCCACCGGCTCCGTAGCCCGTTCCAGCACTACCGTTTGCGCCTGTTGTGGAATTAACTGCGGCACCGCCATTTCCACCAGTTCCATATATGCTGTCGCCGCCAGCGCCGCCGCCACCTGCATCACTAGCCGCAGCGCCGCCGGTTGCTAGTCCTGCTATTAATTCTCCGGGGGATTCTCCGGCGCTTCCCGCAATGGCAGGACTTCCGGTTCCACCAGCACCACCATCTCCTCCGCTATAACCGGGAGAAGCGCCAGCATTGGTGTAGTTTAAAGCGCCACCATTTCCACCTGTTGAAGGAGAACCGCCAGATGGATTTCCTTGACCGCCGCCACCGCCACCGGGAGATACAAACCTTCCAAATTTAGTATTTCCGCCCGCAGTACCGTTATTGCCTAACGGATTTCCAGAAGAGCCAGCAACTCCAGCGCCACCAGATCCACCAGCGCCAACGGCATATGAGTAAGAACCGTCAATAAGTCTTATCCAGAACTGAACGGTTGCACCTGCGCCGCCACCGCCACCGCCAGTAGCCGCTTGACCGTCTGTTGCACCGCCAGATCCGCCACCGCCACCACCACCAACAAGCGTGACACGCGCCCAAGATTGCGATGTGCTAATGGGTGTAAACGTGCCACTACCGCTGGTGTAAGTCGTGACCTTGGCGGGGCCGCCAGTAAATTGACTAAAGTAACTCATGCCAAAATCCATCCTTCGGTGTTATCGGTAAAGCGAAGCTGTGCCGATGCGTAGGGAGCGTTCAACGTCATATCTTCTGCAATACCTTGAATGTTTTTGCCGTTACGAGCGATGACGTTCGTTGTCAGGCTGTTAGCCACCGTGACGTAGATTGTGTCGCCCGAACTTGGTGAACCCGGCAGCGTAACCGTAGCGGCAGAACCTGCGGTCAAAACGTAGTGGAACCCAGCCGAAGCAGAGATGGCCGTGGAAGAAGTCACGGTCACGACCGGAAGTCCCGCCGAAGCAAGCGTAATGCTGCCAGCGTTGTTCGTGATGGTCATGCCGGTACCGGCAGTCAGAGTCGATAGAGCAAACCCAGATCCGTTACCAATTAGCAACTGACCATTGGTCGGAGTCGAATCTACACCGGTTCCACCCTCTGCAACTTTGAGTGCATTCGTAAGGGTCAGGCTAGTCGCAGAGATGTTCGTACCTGTGAGGGTTGTGATGTTGGCTGAAGTAGACCCGAGGTTTGTAACCGTAGCCGAGGTATAAGTGGCCGTCGTACCTGTGAGAGTCGTGATGTTGGCTGAAGTGGAGGTCAGCGTCGTAATCGTGGCCGAAGTTGATTGAAGTTGAGTAATGTTTGCTGAGGCATGAGTCGCCGTAGTGACGTTCATACTGCTACCGGTCAGGGTGGTAATCCCCGCCGAGGTCGAAGTCAGCGTCGTAATTGTGGCTGAGGTAGCCGTTAAATTAGTCAGTGAAAGGCTTGACGGCGTAGAAGTGATGTAGCTCGTTGCTTGGACAATATCCGTGCCATTAGAAACGAGAATAACTTTATCACCTGCCGCAACAGAGACACCGGTCTGACCCGCCACCTTGACCGTTACTGCACCAGTAGAGTTATTGAAGATGAAGTAGAGCTTCTTGTTGGCAGGGACGATCAGGTTAGTGTTAGTACCACCCGTGCCGGTCAACTCAATAAACATATTACGGGCGACACCGGTCGCGCCGTTCGGGATGGTCAGCGTGGTATCTGTGCCCGTAGAAACAGCCTGAGTAACGTACCCGGAAATGGCTTGCTCAAGCAGCGTACCAAGATTGGTATTTGTAGTATTACCCCATGTACCCGCGCCTTCGCCGGTAGTCAAAAGGGTCAAGGCCAGATTTGTACTGTAAGTAGCCATTTAAAACCTCACGCCGCAACCTGTATCCAGTTCGGATTTTGTGTGTCATCAACAGGAGTCCAAGGACCGGTCGGGACCGGAACAATATTACCCCAAACAAGCACTTGGGCTACAACGCCCGTGCCAACAACCCCTGTGGGGAACACAACCGCCCCCGCAGACGTAGTAACCGTACCGACCGCGCCCTGTGCAGATACTCCTGTGACCGGAACACTAGCTCCTGCCGCTGCCGTAGCTGTACCAAGCTGGCCTGTACCTTCAACGCCCGTAACGGCAAGAACCTGATCCGTCTTGACGAATACTGTTCCGATTTGTGGGAGAGCAACGACTTGAGTTGGGTAAATTATTGCGGTACCAATTACCGCTACGTCGCCAATCTCACCCGTACCTGCAACGCCTGTAACCGGGACATCGACAACGACGGCAACAGATATCGTGCCGAGTTCAGCAGTGGCCTCAAGACCGGTAACAGCCAAGACCTGATCGGTAGTAACAAATACGTTACCAAGTTCCGCAGTTGCCCCAAGTCCCGTGACCGGGACAATCGCTTGGGCTGCTACAGCAACATCGCCAATTTCGCCGGTGGCCTCAACCCCGTCTTCAAATACGTTGGCATTTGCGGCAACAGTGACATCACCAACAAAGCCAGTAGCTTCAACCCCCGTAACTATCTGAACAATAGTGATGAAGATCTCAACACTACCAAGCTCAGCGGTAGCAGCGACTCCATTTGGGAATACGTCTGCTTGGGCTACAACTAGAACATCACCAAGTTGCCCAGTAGCACTTACCCCAGTTACAGTTACAAGAACGTCACCGTCCGTAGCAGCAAACGGCGCTTCAGAAAATGGGGTAAAACTGAGCACGGCTTATCTGCCTGCCTTCAGTGCTTCGACCTCCGCCTTCAACTCCTTGATGGCTTCGATCAAGAGCGGGACCAACTTCTCGTACCGGACAGTCATGTAGTCCTCACCAGACTTGCTCTTGTTCTCTGCATCCATATCAAACGGAGCAGGAGCAATGACTTCCGGCAGGATCGCTTTCACTTCCTGCGCCGAGACGCCGACTTGGAGTTTTTTGTTGTTGAACCCGAACTCTTCAGCCTTTTCGTTCTCGGTGTAGTAGTAGCCGTTCAACTGGCTGACTTTGTACAGCGCATCACCGATCTTGCCCTTGAAGTCTTTGAGACGAGCGTCGGAGTAGTAGGCCGTGACGTTGTTGGTTGCGCGGATTTCACCGCTCGTACCTGATGCAGCAGTGCCGACACCAAGACTCAAACATTTAAAGTTTGCAAGCGCCGCGCCAGCACTCCAACCGCCAACCGCAAATTGATTATCTGTATCAATACCAAAGTAAGAAGCGTACGCGCCAGCACGGTGGAAGGACATAAACGCGGCATTAGCACCGCCCGGATTTACAGCCTCAAGACCGCCAAGAGCGCCTGATGCAGTCAGCATCGTTCCTACGTTTTGACTTGAAGAAAACGCTTTTCTTCCGCCTGCTGTTTGAACCGAAGACAAATACATTCCGTCAGTGACGGTTGCGGCGTTGCCGGTCGTGCTTCCAGAACTGCCCGTTACGTTAATACTCCACGTACCACTGTTTGTAACAGCCTGAACGCCTTTAACATAAAGATCATTAGTGGGTAACTGATAGTTAGTGCCATCAAAAAACAAATACCTACTACCACTGCTACCTAAGAAAATAACACCGGTGGTACCACCAGAACGAATAGCGTAAACATCGCCGTTAGCATCCCACCTAGCTCCAGTTGCAGAAACAGCCAAACTGTTTGCTCGAATTTGTGTAGTGGCCGTCGTACCAAACGTAGTGCCCGTGAGGGTTGTGATGTTGGCTGAAGTACTGTTGAGGTTGGTGACAGTACCTGACGTAAAGGTACCGAGCGTTGTACCGGTGATCGTCGTGATATTGGCTGATGTTGAAGTCAGCGTTGTAATCTGAGCACTAGCACCACGAAGCTGTGTAGTAGCTGTTGTACCAAATGTTGTACCCGTCAGCGTAGTGATGTTGGCTGAGGTACTGTTGAGATTGGTGACGGTACCCGAGGTATAAGTCAGGTTTGTGCCCGTCAGCGTGGTGACGTTGGCAGACGTAATGCTCAGGTTAGCCAGTGTGAGACTAGTCAGCGCAAGGTTTGTAACCGTAGCCGAGGTGTAGGTAGCCGTCGTACCGGAGACAGTCGTAACCGTCGCACTCGTGAAACTACCATTGGAGTACGTAGCATTCGTGCCCGACACCGTGGCAATCGTGGCAGAGGTAGCAGCGAGTTGAGATATCGTGCCGCTTGAGAACGTGACGTTCGTGCCAGAGAGCGTGGCAATCGTGGCAGAGGTAGATCCCAACTGAGTGATGTTGGCGCTGCTGAATCCAGCAGTTGTACCTGTGACCGTCGTGATGTTAGCCGAGGAACCCGTGATCGTCGTGATGGACGCACTGACCGCAGCCGTAATCGTGGCGCTAAAGATTGACGGGCTGTTCTCAAGAACAACACTACCCGTACCAGTCGAGTTGGCAATGCTGATGTTGGGTGTCGTACCGCCAGACGAGGCCAACGGACCCGAGGCTGTGACAGCCGTGACCGTGCCACCCAAGCCCGTCGCAGACAGCGTGATGCTGCCAGCACTGTTCGTGATGGAGACGCCCGATCCTGCCGTGAGGGTCGAGAGCGTGTAGTTTGATCCGTTACCAATCAGCAGTTGGCCGTTGGCCGGAGAAGTCGTAAGCCCCGTGCCACCGCTAGCAACCGTAACAGGCGTATTAAGTGCAATTGAGCCTAGGGTAATCGAAATCCCGTTACCCGCCGAATACACTTGAGCCTGACTGAACTCAGCGAACGTAATCGGGGTCGTACCAAACGTAATCGTGCCAGCCGTATTACAGACGTAAGCCGCGCCTTTCTGAGTCGTACCGCCCGTTGTGAAGAAGTAGCTACCAAGGTCAAGCGAGTCAGAACCACCCTCGCCGTACGTATCGGCGTCAGATGCACGGGTCATGACATACGGAGTTGAAACCGTACCAACCGTCGTTACAACGTAGATACCGTTTTCAGCCTGATCGTCACAGTCCTTGATGAGGACACGCTGCGCTGCTTGAGCCACCGTGCTGTCGATGACCAAGGTTCCGTTAGCCGTAGCCGTCAGAGTCGCGCTGACACCCGCAGTGCCGTTGTTATAGTTGTCGTTTCGTCCTGAATCGGCTGGAGTGGTTAGGACAACGGCTTCGTGAATGTGCAGAGCAGCCGATGTCATGTTATCGACGTACTCTTTTGTCGCAGCATCCGACTGAAGGCTCGGCGCACCAAGGTTGATGATCCTGCCACTAGCAGCAGTGATGTTGCCAGACAGATCAAAGTTGACGGACTTCTCGGCGGGGTAGGAAACAAATACCTGCTTTGTACCTGCGGAGAACGTAACCTTATTGCCACTGTCACTCGATGACAGCACCGTATCTCGGGAGAGCGTTGTCCCCGATGAGGTGTATGTGCCAATACCTACTTCCCACTGGGTGTCACCCGCAATGACGTAGTAGGTTTGGTTTCCGTTTCCTATAACTGCGAAAGACTGATACCCCGCCTCTGCACCAGCAAGGGTAATCGTGCCGCTTCCAGCAGTAGTCGTCGTCTCTCGGACGCGATCCGCAAGTACGAGGGCCATGTAACCCTCCGATTAAGCGATACGCAGGATAGCAGTCGAGGCAGCAGCAGGCGGGAACTGGATGGTGAAGTTACCAGCCGTCGAGGTCTTGTCACCGCCAAACGCCAGCACCGCCACAGCCTTGTTTCCCTGCGTCTCGTTGTAGATCAAAGCACCATTGGCCGTGATCGTCGCGCTCGGGAAGGTCAGGTCATCGAAGTCGATGTAGGCCGTCGTGCTGCTCGAAGTCGGTACTTGCGAGATCGTCAGCGTCAGCCCACCCGCCGTGTAGTTAGTACCAGACGAGGAAACTTCGTCAGCCGAAGTGTATGCCGTAGTAGCAGCACTCAACGTAGCCGACGAGGTGTACAGGGCCAGCTTGAACACATCCGCAGCCGTCGAAGCACGGATGACGCCGGTACCAAAATTATGAATGCCGTCAAGGATCTCAACCTTGAACGACGTTGCCATTGCTTGAGTAATAGCCATTAGAGGTCTCCAATTAAGTGTGCGATTTCCGCATATCCTTGTTGATCTAGTTTCTTACATATCATCTTGCGCTCGGCCACTTGAGCCTCGCTGAGATACTTCACCAGCCAATAATGCAGTGCTTCCTTTGAGTCGGCACTGAGTATGCGGTTAGCCGCACGTTCTGCAATTTCTTCTACAGTGTGCTCACGGTTATCCGTGGTCTGTACAAACACACTGCCAATCTCTGACCCAGCTACGAAGCTCATGTCACAGGAATCCTAACTTGTCCAGACCGGTACGCATCCTGACGATCCAAGCCGTCACCGAGGCGCTTCAACTGGCCGAGGGCTTCTTGGTACTTCTGCTCGTAGTAGGTCATCATGTCCTGCTCACCCTTCAAGTAGGTGTACGCCTCGCGCAACGACCCGTAGAGCAAAACAGAATCAAAGTTATTACCGAGCCAAGAAGTCCCCGCCGTCACGATGGATACCGGGTAATAATAGTAGTGCAGTTCCGCAGTATAGTTTGCGTTTGGGGTCGGCCCCAGCAACATCGTCGTAGCGTCGAAGATAGCGTAGTACTTAGGCTTACCTGAAGTCGCCGGGAACGGGTACGAGGCTCGGATGAAGTTCACATCCTTATTGAGCATGTACTCGTATTCGCCCGTCGTACCGTCAATTACCGCTATCGAAAACGTCGAGAGCCAGTCAGACGGCAGGGACATATATTGATTGCCGTTGCTCATCGAACCGGTGACGTTTTTACGAAGTGCCGGAAGCTGGACCGTGTTGTAAATGCGCTGCTCAGCAACCTCCACAAAAGTAGGAATATTCGCCACGAAGGAAGTCTCCGTGGACTGACAGTAGTCCTGAATCAGTTGTGTAAGCTCTGAGTAGTTCATTAGCTCCAGCCTGCGCGAACCTTACCGTTGTTCTGCAAATTGATCTGCGAGACGAACTTCTTACCCTTGGTGGCAGCGCCAGCACCCTTCATATCCATGTGGGTGACGCCCTTGTTGACATCCTTTTCAGGATAGCCATTCTCACCAGTCGAGTCAGTGTTCGGCCTGATCTTGCCGGGGTTTAGTTCTTTCATGGCAGTTACTTCGGGCCAGAAGACTTACGGACCGGGCTGCGCTGGTTCATCACCTTCGCCATGTTCCGACCGTACTTCTTCATCTCGCTGTTGGTCTTGCCACCAGCACGAAAGCCTTTAGCGTTCTTGCCGTGAGCCTTGCTCGCCGGAAGTTTGGCGTGTTCCTTCAAAGTCATAGCCATCTCAATCTCCTAGGTCGTAACGACCGTTACCGTTCCTACTTCACCAGCCGGGGCTAGTGTGTTTGGAGTTAGTTCCGCATCGAAAGATCTTGATCCGCCGACCGGGTTCCAACCCCATTGTATCTGACGGCTACCGTTTGCGCCGTCATTGCCCACAGCAAAGTAACTCGTATCCGGTCTCGGATTCCGCAAAGCCTGCGGATCGTCCACGGGATACAAACCAAGCGATAACTGCGGTTGATCTGGCTCCCAACACTCCGGACATACCAAGATGTTGACGTTCTTGGTTTTGATTACGAGAGACTTCAACTGCCGAAGCTTGTATTGAAAGCCACAGCGGTCGCACATCGCAATCGCGTTTTTGCCACTTGCAAACCTGTTTGGCATTAGTAGCCACCCAAGAAGCTCTCACGTGGGACGAATCGCACCGCCGCCTTTTCGCGGTCTTCACCTGCCGCAAGATCCCAAGCCTCGTCGTACTGGGCCTTCAAAATGGCCGTACGCCCTTCTGCTCCGGGGATCTTCATCGACAGCATATAAGCCAAGCCTGCAACCATACAGGGCAGGAAACGGAACGGGATATCTTGCCCATTCACGCCTGTACCGGGGTCAAACATCCGCCGCAACCGCGTGTAGTACAACGTCCACGTGGTCGAATTGTCAGGCTTCGGCCAAACCGTAAATTGCGGGTAAACCACCACATCGTCGGCACCCGTCGCGCCAGTACGTCGGTTGATCCAAATCTGAATCGGGCGACCCGTCGCGTTCTTATTCGGGATGGAGACGTAGGTGCTGGACGAGATACGGCTGATGTTGATGTCCTGCTGGTTCGTGCCAGAGCCAGTCCTAATAACATGATCTAAAAGATCGACCGTATCCACCGGCAGGTCGTAGGTACCGACGTTATAAGTCAGCACATGGGTGCCTTGCTCCAATGTCCAAAGGTTGATGCCCCGGTTTGACCAGTCCATCAGGAGCAGGGCAAGACTACGCTTCGACGTACGGAAGTCATAACCCGTACGCAGTTCAGCACCGCAACGCTCGTAAGCCTCTTCGATAATCGTGTTGAGGTCGAGGTTGAAGTCTGTAGTAGCTGTAGTCTTGTCTACCATTACTTCCTCGCTGTCACTACGTCGTCACCCTTGGTGACGGTGACATGATCGCCTTCCACATCGACTCGCATCGGCATTTCTTTCCGATCCAGTTTATCGAGTTTAGCGATAAGTTCCTTGATGACCGCAAACTCAGGCTTCTCTTCCTTCTCGTTTGCACCGGCAATACCGTTGAGCATAGAGATCAAGGCGGTAAGTGAAGCACCGAGCAATCCCATCACAGCAGCAATCTTCTCAGAATCCAGCACCAAACTGGATGCCACGCCGATAACAACAATGATCGTGATGTACTTCAGGCCGTCCTTGCCGATGGCTTTGCCAGCGACTTCTTTAGCAGACGACTTGGCCTCAAGCCGATTTAACTCGGCCTGAACCTGTGCCTTGAACATCTCGATGTCGGTTGTCTCAGCCACGCTTACTTACCTTTTTGGCGATACGCACGGGTTTTCTGCGAGATGCCTTTGGGCTGGGCGACGAACTGTTTGCCTTGGGCTTTGCCTTTTCGCTTGGCGGCAGTGGTTCGGGCGTACTCAGCAGGGCTGAGAGCTTTAATCGCAGCCTCTGGTAGATATCTTTCACCCGTATCAGAAGATCGTTTACCACTCTTAGTCCTCCATTTCTGGGCAGTCCATGCCTTCAAGGATTGCTGCGGCGCTTTCAATCGCGGTACCCCCCGCCACGCCGTTTGTACTCTTTAGCCAGTAGCTGTGCCTTCCGCGCTGACCACTGACCTGCCTTGGTGCCTTGGACCGCCCGAGACTTGATGGATTTAAACAAGCTCTCACGCATACCGGGCTTGGTGTAGTTACCGGCTGCGTTGACCTTGCTCTTGACCTTACCGCCCTTGGCGTGGCGAATGGGACGACCAGTACCCTCAACAATCTCGTTATCCCCACGCCGTTTAGCACGAGGAACTTTGTTGGGGGCAATGACGCCCATGCCACGCGAAGCCATCATTAGACCATCTTCCCGCGAGTCTTACCGCGAACGGCGCAACCATCAGCACGCTTGGAAGCAGACGAGTGAATCTTTCCGCCGCCAGCTTTTTTGACCGGAGGCTTCTTCTTCACATCGTCGCCATAACCTTTGCCCGGAGGAATCACGGACTTATCCGGCAACATTGACGGCGGCACCAAATCGTCCGAAGGCGACGGAGGTGGCATCTTGGGCTTCTTTTTGTCGTCCATTAGCACTTACCGCCGTAAGCCATTTTCACCATCTTGCCTTTGGTCTTGCCCTTGCTGGCGATGCCATCAGCGGCTTTACGGAAGACAGAACCGCCTTCGTTGTACTTCTTGACCATCGCACGACCCATCTTGTCAGGGGTACGCTTCTTCATGGCGCGACCAGCCTTATCAGCGATCTTGCCGCCTTTCTTGTACATCGGCTCTTCCGGAATTGGCTTCAACCCCGGCATACGGCGAGAACTAATACGCTCAGCCATCGGCTCACGTTCAGGACGCATCATACGTCCGCCCATCGCATACTTCTTCATTTGGATTTACCTTTAAATTTACGGCCTTTGTCGGCCTTCATGAACTCTTTCCCGACTTTCGACGGGATACCCAAACGCTTTGCGGCTTTCGGGTCATTAGCCACTAGCGCCATTAGACGATGTTGTTTACCCGACTTGCTTGGCATTGTGACTCACCAATCTGTCAATCTTTTGTTCCAGTCGATCAAGCCGGTCAAGAAGTACTTGTGCATCAGCCCGTACTTCGGCACGGGTTACATGATCACGAGCCACTTCCTCTCGGGTTTTGTTGAGAAGAATCCCCAACCGTTGAAGTTCGGCAAACTTCTCTTTCACAACAAAACCAAGCACGGCCACGATTCCCGTAAGAACCA